GTCGGACTACCTGGAGATTATTTCTACAGTCCAATGCAGCTCCAAGGAGAATGGCTCCCTTACACAGAGACAATATGCTCGGTTGACCCGTCGGGTCGAGGATCGGATGAAACAACTGCAGCTTATCTCTCCCAACGCAACGGTTTTTTGTACTTGCACGAAATGCGTGCTTACAGAGACGGATACTCAGACAACACGCTCTTGGACATTTTAAGAGGTTGTAAAAAGTATAACGTTACTAAGCTTGTAATTGAGACAAACTTTGGCGACGGTATTGTTGCTGAACTGTTTAAAAAACATCTACAACAGACAAAACAAGCTATTGGTGTTGAAGAAGTTCGTGCTACACTGCGTAAAGAGCAACGTATTATTGACGCCCTAGAACCAATTATGAACCAGCACCGTCTTGTTATAGACAGGTCTATTATTGATTGGGATTGGAACTCAAATAAAGACGAAGCTCCTGAAAAACGACTTACATACATGTTGTTCTACCAGATGAGTAGAATGTGCATGGAAAAAGGCGCTGTTCGACACGATGACCGTATTGACGCCCTAGCACAGGGTGTTAAATACTTTACCGACGCTATGGGTATCTCTGCTCAAGAGGCGGTAAACCAACGTAAACGTGACGACTGGAACGACCTGCTTAGAGCTTCTATAGAAGACCCACAAGGCAGTGCTAATCACCTTGTTTTGGGTATGAATATGGAGCAAAGACAACAGGCTAGAGGCAACGACAAAAACGGTGTCCCTACCTGGGTTTAGAGCGGTAGCCGCCTTATACAGGGGGAAGGGTGGACCTCCTGTGATTGGGGCTCTTCGGAGCCCTTTTACTACTGTAAATCAGATTACAGAGAGACATGTGTATTTATACACCTGTGTCACACCCAAAACACGTTTACTACTGTATGCACTCCGTTAAACTCATTCACTCAACACCTGATGGTGATAACCTTGTCAGTTATATGGCACGTGTATCTAATCCATCTAATCAAAACAACACTGAGACCAGTGCTCGTTTAATTAAATACCTTATCAAACATAAACATTGGTCACCGTTTGAAATGGTAAACATGTGTGTAGAAATACATACAACACGATCTATTGCAGCTCAAATCCTACGTCACAGATCGTTTAGCTTTCAAGAGTTTAGCCAACGGTATGCTGCGGTAACCGATAACCCTGTTATTCCTGATCTGCGAAGGCAAGATACAAAAAACAGACAAAACAGTATTGATGACCTAGATCCATATACAAAACAAGAGCTACAACTTAAAGCTAAGTATGTATTTGATCAAGCACAGATGTTATATGACGAAATGTTGGGTGCAGGCGTAGCTAAAGAGTGCGCTAGAGAGGTCTTACCCTTAAGCACACCTACAACGCTGTATATGAACGGTACATTGCGGTCTTGGATCCATTATACCGATTTAAGGTGCGCAAACGGGACGCAAACTGAGCATAAACAGATTGCAGACCAGTGTCGAGCTTTGATTGAAGATTGTTTTCCACAAGTTTACGCAGCATTATGATTGTTTGGCCTGTTATATGGATGATAGTCGTGCTGCTTGTAGCTGTTAGTTACGTCATATACCGGGTCATAAATTTTGACAAAAATGTGTGAGCCCATATACGTATAAGCCAGGCCGCCCGCGTCCCCCGTGGGGGTGGGTAGCACGGCAAAAAGCGGCAAAGCCCAGTGATACCAACGGTTTTGGGCCGGTATTTTACTGCACAAACCGGCAACACTGGGCTCAACGGGCGCAAACCAACTACCGCGTGCGCGTAACATGCGCGGTTCTATCTCGCGCGATCTGTCGGCCAGCTTAACCTACGGTTATCAATCAGCAATTGACTGATAAGCAGAGATGATAAGCCTTGGTATGACTGGGATCTGATGCTGTGGTGTGCAGCTTAGCCAACCGTCCACCGACTTCCTGGTGTATGCTGGATTCTGATATCTGATTTGAAGGTCTTGATCTCGACTCTCCCTGTTAAGGGGGAGGAGAGTCTCGATCTTCAACCATCAGATACAGCCGGTGACCCTTCAGGCTGTCCAGTCTCCCAGAACCTTGACAACCACATAATCCGTTGCGACGGCGAGGTGCAGTCAACTGCAGCAGACCGTAGGACCAGGAGGTGCTTGACCAGTTGGCCGGCCTGGATGTTACACTGTGTGACGGTTACACCGTCAGCCGCAGCGCCTCATGCGGCATACAAGTATGCTCAAGGCACAGGGATGTACCTATGCGTCCCGCACTACATATGCACATAGGTAGGCAGACACGTGAGCGTCCTGCTGGGTGCAAGGTCCCGGCACTGCCATTGCTGCTCCTCATGGACGCAGCCATTTGTTCACTTACACTTTCACATTTCATGTTCACTTACTCTGCAACTCGTACCTCTGAGCCTTGCAACTTCGTTCACGTTGACCTGCTCAAGGGCGAGGCTATCGTGGACTTCAAGTCCAGTGCTTGCTACAAGTACACCAACGTGTCTCGTCGTGCCATCATCAACCTGATGATGCAGCCCAGCATGAGCCTCGGCTTCTGGGTCAACAAGAACTGTGTGCAGTCAGAGCGTACCAGCTACGCTGTCTGTGCTGACATGCAGCTTGCCTGATAGGCACAGCTCACGGGATCATAGCCCGCTGCCAGGTGCAATGCCTGGCATGAGCCTGACACCTTGCGTGTCAACATGTACACTTACACATTCACACATCATGTACAACGTGTCACCTATGTTCGACGCACTGGCTGAACGCTTCGATGACATGGACGAGATCAAGGACGTAGCGGAATATGGCTGCGCTGCTGGTGTCTCCGACTTCATCTACTCCTCAGAACTGTGTGAGTTCTTTGACAAGTACGAGGACGAGATCGAGGATGAACTCGAATCTCTCGGCCTCACGTACACAGATCTTGTGGACACCACTGAGTTCTGGACAATGCAAGACTGCAAGGAACGTGCTGTGTGGTGCATCGTTGAGATGTACTGTCACAACCGTGTCGATGCAGCCTGTGCTGTAGCCTGATCCGTTCAAGCGGGTGGCTAGGTGCGAACCCTAGCCCAGGTATTGCCTACGCACTGAGCGAGGCACTCATTAACATGTACCAAGTTTATCAACTCACGGACGATGGGTTTGAGCAATCGCTCGGATACTATCACGACATCAAGGACGCAGACGAAGCGTTGGATGAGTGGTCTGAATGGAGACCACATGCTTACATTGACATTCGAGAGGTTAACTGACCATGCGTAAGATCGAACAACAAATGATCAGCGCCGTCAAGAATTGCAAGGACTGGCGCAACGATAACACCGAGGTGTTGTACTCACCATCACGTAAGGTGTCATGTGTATACTTACACAAGAACCTCATTGCTACAATTAGCAAGGACGAGGTTGAGATCTACGATGGTGGTTGGCAATCAGTCACCACCAAGTCACGTCTCAATGCTATCATCAACGGATTGTGTGATGGCTACAATCAAGGTGTATATCAGAAGCAACATGTCTGGTATATCCAGGACGACGAGGATGGTACTGGCTTTACCATTCCTTTCCAACACGGTTACACTTTCGCTCGCTTATCATGATCCACACTGACAAGTACTACGCACAGCCTACTGTGTTCAAGCTCACTACATGTCTCAAGGACAAGTACATCACCCTGGACACACATGGTAACGTGTCAAAGATGCAAAGCATCACAGGTAAGATAGGCAACACGTTCATGCGTGCTGTGTCCTATGTATCCAACGACGCTGCTGTCTTCCCATGAGAATCACATTCGTCACAATCATCATTTTGCTGGGGCTGCACATCGGCCTGACAGCCATGGATCACCTCAAGGACATGCAAGACAAACGCATGGAACAACTCTGTAAAGTCGAACCTTCTTATTGCAAATGAACGTCTACGTGCTGCGCTACAAGACTGCATGGTCTGGTGATGAAATGGTTCAGGTCTATGCCAACCTGCGAGGTGTCATCAATCGCCTTGAGATCATGGACTTACATGATAACTTCGATGAGGATGAAACTGTCATCATCGAGTGCATGGAGGTAACATCCGAAGAGACTTCGCTCGAACGTCTCAACAACATCCGCAAACACTACGCTGAGAAAAACAAATGATCTGGTCTGAATCAAACATCATCTATGCCATCATCGGTATGGTAGGATTGTTCAGCACTGCTATCATCTGGCAGCGCTCCAACCGAATCACATCTAAATACTATGGAAAAAAGTAAATCACTAGACGACAACTACTTTATCAAGAACGCCATTCTTTGTTGGCTACATCACTACGGAAACAAGAACCATCGCTGGGATTCTATCTACAAAGAACTGGCTACACGAGATGTTTACATTAGCATGGAGCCTGATGCAAAGCCCAAACCAAGACCAGCTCGCCGTCGGGCTGCAAAGCCCAAGACTACATGAGTATTGCGTGACGCTATCTAGTGGCGAGAACATGTACATACTCGCCGCCAACTCTGAGGAAGCCGCATGGGATGCCTTAGAGTTGTCCATGGATCGCAAAGTTACCCTAGTCAACGTATTTAGAACTCATGAATGGTAAGAAACCTTACTACCCAAACAACTGGAAGATGTTCAAGGACGCACCTGCTGAGGCGTTCCATCCTCACACCTTTGAGGAGATCATGGAGTGGAAGGTTGCTGGCTGGGAGTTACCTGCTGATGTAGCATGTATTATTCGTACCACTAACCTCAAGAACTTCAAGACCAAAGAGTACATCTACAAGCGGCAACATGCTGCTGAGCAGAAGATACTCAAGCTCATGGACGAACAAACACATGAGTTCATTGTATGTACACACGACTCACTTCACTACGTAGGACCTGACGACGATGAATGACGCCACCTTCAACTTCCGTCTCGACACTTTGATTGACGAGATCAACATGCATCCATACAAGGATGAGATCATCCAGCTCATGCACGAGCAGGTGATCGATGACCTGACCACCACATACGAGGAGTGATTGGTACAATTCGCAGATATTGCAGCACAGATTAAGCTTGAGCGCCAACAAATAGCTCAAGGACTTAAACAATTACATGACAACACAGCTAATCTTGAAGGCAAAGACTATGCCTCAGCTAGTGTGTATGGCGTGGCTTCTATTGAGCAGCTTATCCCTCTTGTGGTTGCACGTATTCAAGCAACTAACAACAGGATAAAAGAAGGTAAGATTGGTGTATGCTTCAAAGAGATACAACGCTATCTCATGGACATCGAGCCTGAAGCAGCAGCAGCTATCTCATGCAAGGTCACATTTGACAAGGTGTTCAGCTCTAAGCCTCGCAGCTCTACGGTACAGAATGTCACGGATGCAATCGGTCAAGCGATAGAGAACGAGTGCATGATGCGTTTCTATGAGCGTAACGTGCCTGGTTTGCTACGTGTTATCAAAGAGAACTATTTCCACAGATCTATCGGCACACAGCAGAAGGTCAAGGTCGTAACAACTCTCATGAACAGGTACGATGTTGATCACTGGCAATGCTGGGGTATCACTAACCGTGTGAAACTAGGTGGATGGTTACTTGATTGCATCTGCGAATCATCGCAGTGGTTCATGCGTGAGACACGTAGGGAAGGCAAGAAGACCTACAACTACGTGGTACCTACCCCTGAGTTCATGGAGATCAAGGACCAGGTGATGACCAACGCTGAGTTGTTCAGCCCGTTAGCCTGGCCGATGCTGGTTGAGCCTAACGACTGGGATAACGAAACAGCAGGTGGTTACTTGCTTAACGAGGTCATGCGTGGACATGACATGGTACGCCGTGGCGATAGCCGCCTTATACAGGGAGAAACACCAATCAACTTTCTGAACAAGATTCAGAAGGTTGGATACACCCTCAACACGTTCATCGTAGATGTTGCAGAAACATTCCAAGAACGTGGTATTGAGGTCGGTAAGTTCATCCCTGTCGTAGAAGTACCTCTCCCACCCAAGCCTGTTGACATTGCAGAAAATGCAGAGTCACGCAAGGACTACCGTCGCAGAGCTGCCGAGGTATGTAACATCAATGCAAATGCGTTTCAGAAGTCATGTCGTACACGTATGACCATGAACGCAGTAAAGATATTCAAACAATACGAGAAGTTCTACATTCCGTGGTCGTTTGATTATCGTGGACGTGCTTATCCTATCCCTGCGTTCTTGACACCTCAAGACACAGATTTCGGTAAGTCACTTCTTAAGTTTCATGAGATGTCGTTTGTGACACCTGAAGCTGAGGAGTGGTTAGCCTTCCAAGTGGCTACAACGTATGGACTTGACAAGGCTCCCATGTCTGAACGACTAGCCTGGGTACGTGACAACGTCACAATCATCAGCAAGGTCGCAACAGATCCCATCGGTAACCTTCCTGAATGGGAGGTCGCAGATGAACCGTGGCAGTTCCTGGCAGCATGTGAGGAGTATCATGCATGTGTGATAGCATGTACGAGACAACACACATCTCTGCCTGTAGCTACAGACGCTACATGTAGTGGTCTTCAGATCCTGGCAGGTCTTGCCAGGGATGCATCCACTGCTAAGCTGGTTAACGTACTGCCTTCTGATAAACCTCAGGATGCGTACAAGGTTGTCGCAGAAGCGGCAGCACCTCATGTACCAGCAACGGTCAGACCTCACATGGACAGAAAAACTGTCAAAAGAGTAGTGATGACCGTACCTTACAATGCTAAACCGTTCTCCAATCGTGGATACATACGTGAGGCATTGAAGGAGAAAGGTGTCGAAGTTGAGAAAGATGACTTGACTGAGACTGTCAAGGCTGTACGGGCTGCAATGGATCGCATTGTGCCTGGACCCATGGCTGTGATGTCTTGGATTGAGTCAGAGGTCGGTAATGCTATTGACCGTGGTCTGAACAAACTTACATGGACCACACCTTCTGGTTTTTCCGTCACTCAAAAGTTGATGAAGAAGAACCATGAAGAGATCAGTCTTGCGTTACTTGGTCGTTGTAGAATCAAGGTCGCAACCAGTGATAGTAACAAGGTAGATAAGAACCACCACAAGAACGCAACAGCGCCAAATCTTATTCACTCCCTTGATGCATCACTCCTGCACCTATCTGCACTACGCTTCGACGCTCCGATTTCCCTCATACACGACTCGGTTCTATGTCGTGCTACTGACATGTCTGTACTTTCAGCCATTGTTCGTGAAACATACATGCACCTCTTTGCGGAGCATGACTACCTGACATCCTTTGCGCAACAGATTGGCGCAGAGACTGACCCACCGATGATTGACGACTTAGAACCCGCATCGGTTATCGAATCCACCTATTTCTTCTGCTAAATGGCACGCACCATCATCAAAACTGAACAGCCCGTTGTCCTTGAAGGTTATCAGGCTGTACTGCAACCCGGTAAGTTCGGCTACAAGCTCATGGCTGTAGTCGGTCAAGAGGTCGTGGATCAGCTGGAGGCTGACCGCACCGAGTCCCTGAAATGGGCTGAATCCAAGCTCAAGAATCCCAAGCGTTCGGTCATGAAGCCTGAGCCCTGGGAGGAAGTAGCTGAGGGTAAGTACCAGGTCAAGTTCACATGGAATGACGAGACCAAGCCGCCTGTGGTAGACACCGAAGGCACGCTGATCACTGACGAAAGCACGCCGCTGTACAGTGGCTCCAAGGTGAAGCTGGCTTTCTTTCAGAAGCCCTACATCCTGAAGGATGGCGTCACCTACGGCACCAGCCTGAAGCTCAAGGCCGTACAGGTCATCTCGCTTGCATCCTCCGCTGGTGTTGATACCGGTGACATGGACGAAGCTGACGTGGCTGAGCTGTTCGGCAAGACCGAAGGCTTCAAGGTCGGTGACCCTAACGTTTCTAACGAAGCAGGAGAACCTGAAGATGACTTCTGAAGGTACAATGACTTCGATGAAATGTATGACCACTGGATTACAGGAGGTTTCTAATGACTACTGATTTCCAATTCACCGTAGCCAAGGACGAGGTAACGGGTGTGTACAAAGGTACGCTGGACATCCAGCTCCCTCCCATCTGCGTTACCCGCTACAAGGCTGACAAGAACGACTTCAAGTATGAAATGCAGCGTGCTGTAACTGAAGTGGTGGAAGCTATCATCGAAAAACATTTGGACGACTGATGGCTTTCCGATCCCGACTCGAAGAGAAGGTTGCTGATCTTCTCGTCGAGCTGGGTGTCAAATATGAATACGAAACCGAAAAGATCTCCTATGTAATCGAACACAAGTACAGCCCGGACTTTATTCTTCCGAATGGTGTGTACCTGGAGTGCAAAGGTTACTGGGACTCTGCAGACCGGCGCAAGATCAAAGCAGTCAAGACTCAACATCCTGACCTTGATCTGCGCATGGTCTTTCAGGCACCCTACAACACTATCTCTAAAAAAAGTAAAACGACCTATGCCAAGTACTGCGAGAAACTCGACATACCTTGGTGCTCGTTTGCAAATATCCCATTGAACTGGCTCCTATGACCAGTGAGTTTGTCAGGCACATGGCCTGTCCACACTGCGGGTCGTCGGATGCAGCTAGCCTGTACGACGACGGCCATATTTTTTGTTTCAGGTGCTACACCCATACACCTGGTGATGGCACCGATATTGTTCACAATCATCAAATGCGAGATGTCCACCTACAAGGCTCAGCCGGAAGGCTGCAGAAGCGACGGATCTCAGAACGAACCTGTGAGTTGTTCAAAGCCTATAAGGACGGAGAACAACTACGCTTCCATTACTACAACAGCTCTGGCTCACTACTTGGCGCAAAGATCAAGACCAAAGACAAAGAGTTTCGTTGTGAGGGTGAGGTAAAAACCCTGTTCGGGATGCAAAACTTCCGACACAAGACAACGAGGAAAGAGCAGAAGCTAGTAATCTGCGAGGGTGAGATGGATGCACTGTCCATCTGGGAGGCACAGCCTAACTGGGACGTGGTCTCCATCCCGAACGGTGCACCTGCTGCAAAGAAAGCGATCCAACATAACTATGAATGGATCAATTACTACGACAAGATCGTCCTTTTCTTTGATAACGATGATGCCGGCCAGAAGGCCGCGCAAGACGCCGCCGGTGTGTTACCACCTGGCAAGGTGTTCATCGGCTTTCTAGAGGACTACAAGGACGCCTCAGACGCTTTACAGGCTAACGACAGCGAGGCTATCCGAGCTGTATGTAATTACGCACACACCCAATACAAACCTGACGGCATCGTCGATGCAAAAACACTGCTCGATGTTGTTACAACTCCGTCTCCACCATCAGATCATGACTATCCATTTCAAGGACTACAATCAAAGCTTCACGGGATCCGGTACGGAGAGCTTGTCACGATTACTGCAGGATCAGGGATTGGCAAATCGTCCTTCTGCCGTGACTTATGTACTAACCTGCTTAACAAAGGAGAACGGGTCGGTTACCTGGCACTTGAAGAGTCAAACCGCCGTACTGCTCTCGGACTTATGTCAGCAGCAGTCGGACGAAGCCTCCACCTTGGAGAGCATGATCGATCTGAGCTAGTCGATGCGTTCGACAAAACTATCGCAACGTGGAATCTCCACCTTTTTGATGGCTTTGGATCGTACGACCCGGACCACATCTACGAACGGATCGAGTACATGGCATCTGGTCTTGAGACCCGTGTTGTTTTCCTTGATCACCTGTCTATCCTGCTCAGCGGCCTTGACGGCGACGAGCGGAAGATGATCGATACCACCATGACCAAGCTGCGATCTCTTGTAGAACGCACTGGTATTTCATTGTTTCTTGTATCACATCTACGGAGAACTACATCCGATGTCAACCATGAAGAGGGAGCACGTGTCACACTTGGACAGCTACGAGGATCCGCTTCTATTGCTCAACTCAGCGATGCGTGCATTGCACTTGAGCGAGATCAGCAGAGTGGATCTCAATCAAGCTCTACGACTGTGCGAGTCCTTAAAAATCGATATTCAGGCGAGGTTGGTGTCGCCTGCCAACTGACCTACGATCTTTCCACCTGTAAATTCAATGAATCACAACCAGAAGCAGAGTTCGATCCAACAACAGATTTCTAAACCCAATCCTCCCACGCCTGAGATGGTAAAGCGTGCACAATTTGTAGACAAAACTTACCACTGGAAAAATGCTGGTATTCGACCTGGAGAGCAACGGACTTCTAAATGATGTTAGTCGTATCCACTGTCTTGTCATCTACGATTCGGAGACTGATGAGACTCTCGTTTACAATGACGAAGGCAATGCTGAACCGATTACACGTGGTGTTCAACGTCTCGAAGACTCTGAGGTCATCGCGGGACACAACATCATCGGGTATGACATCCCCTGTCTTCGCAAGATTTACCCGTGGTTCACACCAACCGCCTTGGTTGTAGACACGTTGCTCCTCTCACGCTTGTATCACACGGACCTACGTGACACAGACATGAAACACAAGTGGAAGAACATGCCGTTACAACTGTACGGACGTCATTCACTTGAGGCTTATGGTCACAGACTGGGTGAGTACAAGGGTGAGTTTGGTAAAGATGCTGACTGGTCTGAATGGTCACAGGAAATGCAAGACTATTGCATACAAGATGTTAACGTAACTAAAAAACTATGCGATCACTTCCACCCATACCTGAGTGGGTCGCGCTAGAACACCAAGTTGCACAGATACTCACCCAACAAGAACTTCATGGATGGTATTTTGACACAGAGGCTGCATGGAAACTTGCATCTTCTCTCAGAACAGAACTTGAAGAAACTTATCAGTTACTACGCGACAGGCACCCTTACGTCTTCGGATCGGAATTCACTCCTAAACGAAATAACAAAACATCTGGATACATCGAAGGATGCTCATTTACAAAGCTCAAGGAACTAAATCCTACTTCACGAGACCATATTTCATGGATCCTGCAAACATTTCATGGCTGGAAGCCGAAGGAACTGACACCTACTGGGAAGCCCATCATCGACGAAGTGATTCTCAAGGATATTGGGACACCGATTGCGATGGATTTTCTGAAGTGTCTCGATATTACGAAGAGCTTGGGGATGATCTCGGAAGGCACGAACGCATGGCTGAAGCTATGTACGAGTGCTAATCGTATACATCACCATTGCTCAGTAGCTACAAACACGCACAGATGTGCACACCGTAAACCAAACCTGGGACAGGTAAAAAGTGACCAAGAATTCAGACAACTATTCCAAGCATCCCCTGGTCAAGTTATGGTGGGTGCCGATCTTAGCGGGATTGAGCTTCGGATGCTCGCACATTACCTCGCTAAATATGATGAAGGACGCTACGCGGACGTACTACTCAACGGAGACATCCATCAAGTCAACGCAGACCGAATTGGAATCAGCCGCCGCCAAGTTAAAACAGTCACTTATGCCTTCCTCTACGGTGCAGGTGACGCCAAAATCGGACACTCCTTTGACTCTTCCTTAAATGATCGCAGTGCGAAACTACAAGGCAAGGAGATCAGGCAGGCGTTTGTTTCTGCTATTGATGGACTTGCGGAACTTTTGGAGGCAATCAAAGCGGCGGCTCAGAAGGGCTTTATCAAATCTATAGACGGACGCAGGATCGCCGTTGATAGTCCACACAAAGCTTTGAACTACTTGCTCCAGTCAGGAGCCGGTGTAGTCGCGAAGCGTTGGATGGTTATCAACCACGACAACATCAAAGAGTTGTGTTGTTCACAGCTCGCTTTCATACATGACGAATTACAATTTGAATGCCACCCCGACCATGCCGCAGACCTATCAGCATCCCTGGTACACTGCGCTGAAAAGGCTGGCGAATACTACAACATGCGACTCCCAATCGCAGCCGAAGCCACCAGCGGTAAAACCTGGGCAGACACACATTGATGAAGTTACTTATTGACGCAGACTACATTGTCTACAAGAGCTGCGCTGGAGCTGAAGAGGACTACGATTGGGGCGATGATGTCGTCATGGTCGTCAGTCGATTCTCTGATGCGATGAAGAACGTACAGCGAGAGCTGACGAAGATTAAAAATGAGTTTATGTGGGACACACCTGAACTGGTGCTGTTTTTCTCTGACTCTAAAAATTTCAGGAAAAAAATTTACCCCGATTACAAGGGGCACCGAAACAGAAAAAAGCCCTGCGCTTACAAACGTGTCATTGACGCATTACGAGACCAGTACGAGGTCATTCGTATGGCCGAACTGGAAGCAGATGACGCCATGGGAATTTATGCTACGGCTAATCCTGGTAACATTATCGTATCTCCTGATAAAGATATGCGTCAAATCCCTGGTAGACTATTCAACCTTGATGAAATGGTTGAAGTTACTGCAGAGGAAGGACGACGTTGGCACCTGATACAGACACTTGCCGGTGACCAGACCGATGGTTACAGCGGCGTGCCTGGCATTGGAGTCAAGCGTGCTGTGTCTTTGTTTGAAGAGCACGGTTACACATGGGACACTGTAGTCACTGCCTTTGCTGACAAAGATCTGGATGAAGATGTTGCACTCACCAATGCAAGACTTGCTAAGATTCTCACTTGTGACGATTATGACACCACACGAAACAGGGTCATACCCTGGACCCCCGCCTCCAGTGATCGACCTGACGATGGAGCAACAGTTCAAGCTACGGAGGATCAAAGATCTGCTGCCTGACGCTGACAAAGAGGACATCATTACCCTCTTTGAAGCACTGCAACACCAGAACTTTGTCCTGTCCAATACTGTTTCCAACCTAGTCAAGCAATGGCCGACTCACCCGCCCACTACACACGAGGATCCATAGAAGTCTGGGACTTCATACGGGATCAAGAACTAAATTATCATCTCGGTAATGCTATTAAATACATTTGCAGAGCCGGTTTCAAAGGTGATAACACAAAGGCTCAAGACCTTAAAAAAGCTATCCACTATCTTGAAAATGAACTCCTACATACACACGAGCCTCATGGATCAGGCGGAACAGTTCCGCTCCGCATACTCACTGACGACTGGGAAGGACCGTCGGAGTGGTCAGAAAGCTTTGATCGATGAAGAGTGGTCAGAGTTTCACGAAGCCTACCACATGAAGGACGAGTGTGAACAACTGAAGGAGCTGGCTGACTTGGTGTACGTGTGCTTCCAGTTTGCTGCTTCTCAAGAGTGGGATCTGGATGAGGCTATGCACCGCATCCACGAATCTAATATGTCTAAGCTTGGTGAAGATGGTAAGCCCATCTACCGAGTTGATGGCAAGGTCCTCAAAGGACCAAACTATAAACCACCTGTATTGAACGACCTTATCATCGAAGAATGACCACCTCTTATATTTCTCGAACCGGACGTGTCCAGTCCTGGCTGGATGATCCCACCTCACGCCTGCCAGTTAGCTGTACCGTCTTTGTAGTTGAAGACTCTATCACTGGAGACAATGGTATTGAAGCATCCTGGAAATTTGTATCACACGCTCTACGATATGGAGCAGGCTGCGCGGTTCACCTGTCGAAGCTGCGACCCCGTGGAACAGAAAACGATAAGGGATTGGTCGCAAGCGGTCCAGTCTCGTTTGCAAAAATCTATTCGACCCTAAATGAAATCCTCCGTCGCGGCGGGGTGTACAAGAACGGAGCTGTGGTTTGTCATCTCGATCTCAGCCATCCTGACGCTTTGGAGTTTATCGAAACTCCCCGTCACGAACTCCCTTGGGTTAAACGATGCATCAACATCACTCCCGAATGGTGGGAGAAGTGCACGTTTAAGGAGACACTACTACAGGGTATCCGGTCTGGTGACATCTGGCTTAACAAAGTAAAGTATGACAATGAAGGAAAACGGATCCGAGGAAATGTATGCCTGGAAGTATACCTGCCCTCACGCGGAACATGCCTGTTGCAACATGTCTCTCTCGGTGCCTGTGAATTCGGAGACATCGAAAAAGCTTTTGTTGAAGGTATGTCGCAACTGTGTAGCCTCCACGCTAAAACTGGCGTTGGTGATTCAGGAGAATATCTTCCAGCAGAAACCGATCGACAAGTCGGCCTTGGAATGCTTGGACTCGCAAATCTCCTTCGGAGGTACGGAGTAACCTATGAGCAATTCGGGGTTGCTTTGGACCAGTACAATGCAGGAGAAGTGGTACGCACGCCAGCCTATGAACTGGTGTCTGCCATTGGCTCTGGCGTTAAAGCTGCCGCCGAAGTGGCTCGTGCTAATAATATGGTTCGAGCCTTTGCTATCGCACCCACTGCCTCCTGCAGTTATCGAAGCAAGGATCTGGATGGTTATACTAGCGCACCAGAAATTGCTCCGCCTATCAGCCGGACGGTAGACCGTGACAGCGGTACGTTCGGGGTACAAACATATGAATATGGCGATGTAGAAATCGCCTCAGAAGTTGGTTGGGTAAACTACAAGCGTGTTGCCGATGGCATCATGACTATGCTCGACCGCACGGGACTTCTTCATGGGTATAGCTTCAACAGTTGGAGTGATGTCGTCACATATGACGAAGCCTTTATCGAAGAGTGGTTGGATTCTCCTCAGACCTCCCTATATTATAGCCTGCAGGTCATGGGCGATGTCCAAGATAAGTCAAGTGCGTACGCTGCTATTGATGAAACGGAAGTCGATGACTATTTGGCAGGCATCTTAAATGAAGAAGAACTTACTTGCGACTGCCAAGAATGAACCCGTATCAAAAACTACTCAATCGAAAAAGAAAATGGACACCTGTCCAGACAACTGCCGGTACATGCAAGGAGGGCGCGGAGGAGGCAATCTTCCGTGCTCTTGCATTGAGGCACATGGAACTACCTGTGGGAGATTTTATCAATGACGCTCTCGCCACTGACGTACCGAAAAATGCAAGGGACGTCCTACTGTCCAATGTCAAGGACGAAGAGAATCACGACCTCGCACTTGGTTACATCGCCAATGCTTACGGTGTTGATGAACAAGCTGAAGCGGAAGCCCTACGGCTTAAGTCCGCGTGGGAGGCACATCCAGATCACACGATTACCAAGGCACTTGTTGCCGAGCGTGCGATCTTCTTCGTTCTTTTACCATTCTTTCGCTTTAATGGTGACGCTGGTATGAGGACCGTGAGTGCCGACATCAGTCGGGACGAACAAATTCATGTGGCGGTGAACTCACTGGCACACACCGAGCTGGGTTACAACATCAGCCCGTCTCTGGACAAGCTCCGTAAAGCTACTATCAACTGGGTGATGCAGCCCCTGGGCAATCACGCCGACAAGTATTTGAACAAAAAATTTTGGTTGGATTCTAGCGATCGACTAATGTACGAAGGTAAAGCACCTCAGCTTGCCGAGACAAAAGCTGCTAGGATGCCAGCCTTCTTTGAACATAGCAATGTCAACCTCCCCCAATACGCTTGAGTCGATCTTAGGACCGAGCCTTGAGCAAGTCCTCCGTGAATTGGAAGACATTTTTCCACCCGTTACTGCCACACCAGACAACAGCCTAAGCCAGATTATGTATAAATCTGGACAACGTTCCGTTGTTGAGTGGCTTACCCAACGTATTTCTAAAGACTAATGTGTTTATTCCAAGCGCCATCACCCCCGCCGCCGCCGGCACCTCCGGCACCTCCGCCGCCAGCACCGGCACCTCCGCCGGCACCTAAGGCATTGCCTCAACCAACTCCTTTGGAGAAAGAAAAAGAACGTCGTCCCAAGGTGCAGTACGGACGTAAGAAAGCTGCCTCTGATAGAGGCCGTGCTTCTGCACGTGGTGCAAACGCTCTGCGTATTCCTATCAACACACCTACTGAAGGTGGATCTACTGGAGGTCTGAATGTCTAATGCACGTATGGCTTACGACCGCCTGTCAACTGGACGTAATCAATTCCTGAATACGGCTGTTGAATGTGCGGAACTGACGTTGCCATACCTGCTGACAGAAGACACAAACACACCTAACTCCAAACGGAAGCTGCCTATGCCGTGGTCTTCCGTTGGGGCTAAGGCGGTTGTGACGCTAGCATCTAAGCTGATGCTGGCACTGCTGCCGCCTCAAACAACGTTCTTCAAACTGCAAGTCCGCGAAGATAAGCTAGGTGAACTTGACTCGCCCGAACTCCGTAGTGAGTTGGACCTTTCTTTCTCAAAGATTGAAAGGACTATCATGGACTTCATCGCTGCGTCTAACGACCGAGTGGTGGTCCATCAGGCTATCAAGCACCTCATTGTCAGTGGCAACGCCCTTATCTTTATGGGTAAGGATGGTCTAAAGAACTTCCCACTTAACCGTTTTGTTATCAATCGAGATGGTAATGGTAATGTACTTGAGATCGTAACAAAAGAACTCATCAGCAAAGATCTGATGGAACCGATCATCGGTCAAGATGATCCTATGCGAGTAGTCACTGACCGTATGTCGGTCGATGACGAATGCGAAGTGTACACTCATTGCCGTCTGGAGAATGGACGCTGGGTGTGGCACCAGGAGGTGAACGACAAGATCATTCCTGGCAGCCGTAGTACTGCTCCTAAGAATGCTAGTCCTTGGCTCCCTCTGCGGTTCAACACCGTGGACGGCGAAGACTACGGACGTGGTAGAGTAGAAGAGTTCCTTGGAGACTTCCGTTCTCTGGACTCTTTGAGCCAAGCACTGATCGAAGGCAGCAGCGCAGCGGCAAAGGTTGTGTTCATGGTGTCTCCATCTAGTACAACCAAGCCTGGTACCCTTGCCAAGGCAGGCAACGGTGCTATCATTCAAGGTAGACCTGAAGATGTTAGTGTTGTGCAGGTTGGTAAAACTGCTGACTTTGGCACCGCTGCTAACATGGCTCAGGCTATCGAACGTCGCATTGGCGAAGCGTTCTTGCAACTGAACATCCGTCAGTCCGAACGCACCACTGCCGAAGAGGTACGGCTCACACAACTAGAGCTTGAGCAGCAGCTAGGCGGTCTATTCAGTCTGCTGACTGTAGAGTTCCTGGTCCCGTATCTTAGTAGGACCATGCTTGTCCTTCAACGTAACGGACAGCTACCTAAGATCCCCAAAGAGTTTGTACGTCCTTCTATTGTTGCCGGTGTCAACGCCCTTGGTCGCGGCCAAGACCGTGAAAGCCTGGCACAGTTCATGGGAACCGTAGCCCAGACTCTTGGTCCAGATGCGTTGTTGTCTTACATCAATCCATCAGAAGTCATCAAACGTCTTGCTGCTGCACAAGGTATCGACACACTGAACCTTATCAAATCTGATGAGCAGCTACAGCAAGAGATGGAACAAGCAAAGCAAGACCAAGTAAATCAATCTCTGGTTGATCAAGCTGGTCAACTTGCAAACTCCTCTGTGGCTGAACAGGCCATGCAATCCAATCCACCTATGACTAATGGCTGAAACATTTACGTATGAAAATGCTCCCAACACTGAGGTCCTGACCGAAGAGGAACAGGACTCTCTTGCTGTTGGCGAGAAGATGATGGCCGAACAGGAAGGACTCCTGGCCGGCAAATATAAAAATGCTCAAGAACTTGAGAAGGCATACATAGAGCTGCAATCTAAGCTGGGATCCGGCGAAGAGGCAGAGCCTGCTGAAGAACAAGAACAAGAGCAGGAGCCTGAGGTATCACCTGCACAGGCTCTCATCACAGAGGCTTCCACACAGTACGCAGAGACCGGTGAGGTGTCTGAAGAAATGATGGCTCAGTTCTCTGAGATGGACAGTCAAGACCTGGTGCAAGCTTACATGGCTATGCAAGCTAACGCACCCCAGGCACAAGAGACTGTAGAGTTGTCTGATAGACAAGTCAACAACATCAAGAACTCTGTTGGAGGCGAAGAAGCTTACGGCGAAGTCATGTCTTGGGCAGGTCAAAACCTGAGTCAAGATCAGATCGATGCTTTCGATAACATCATTGCTACTGGTAATGAGCACACAATTCAAATGATGGTCAACGGTCTCAAGGCTCAGTACGAGGCAGCCAACGGTTACGAAGGTCGTATGCTGTCTGGCAAAGCGTCTGACAAAGGATCCTCTGATGTGTTCCGCAGTCAGGCTGAGCTTGTCAATGCTATGAGCGACCCTCGCTATGACAATGACCCTGCATATCGTATGGATGTGCTGGAAAAACTGGACCGCTCTGACGTTAATTTCTAATGACCACTGTTACTGAAGACGGAGGTCGTATGAACCTCTACGCAATCGAACCACCTATGACAATTATGGACGTAACTGAAACCCACAACGAAAAGGCTGAGAAGCTGAACGGTCGCCTGGCTATGCTGGGCGTCATTGCTGCGCTCGGAGCGTATGCACTCACTGGTCAAATTATCCCCGGTATCTGGTAATGCCCTACGGTAAAGGAACATACGGTTCAAAGGTCGGTCGTCCTAAAAAGAACGGCACGGCTGCTAAGCTCAAAGCAAAGAACCCTAAGATGCCTGCAAAGGTAGCTAAGGCTATTGCTAAAAACATGAAGAAGAAGTGACATGGCACGTACGAAGGTCCGCAAAAAAAATGTCAGTCTCAAGATTGGCAAACATAAATCTCGCTCCGGTGGCTTGACAAAGGCTGGCCGTGAGAAGTACAATAGAGAGACTGGATCAAAGCTCAAGGCTCCTCAGCCTGGCGGTGGTCCACGCAAGCGGTCCTTCTGCGCTCGCATGTCTGGTGTCAAAGGACCAATGAAAGACAGCAAGGGTCGTCCTACACGGAAGGCTCTTGCATTACGCAAATGGAAATGCTAACTATGGCTGCAAAACGAGGTCTTTATGCAAACATCCACGCTAAGCGCAAGCGCATTGCTGCTGGCAGTGGTGAAAAAATGAGAAAGCCTGGGTCTAAAGGAGCACCCACGGCTGCTAACTTCAAACGCTCCGCTAAAACTGCTAAGAAAAAGTAACACACACACATGAAATCTATTATCGCTTCCGGTCTCCTCCTCGGCATGGCACATGGTGCCGCTATTGCCGGTCCCTACGTGAACGTTGAGAACAACGCTGGTTTTACCGGCTCCGACTTTACCGGACAAGTCACCGACTTCCATGTCGGTTACGAATCTGAAGGTCCTTTCGGCTCTTGGGGAGTCCAAGGCGGTCCTTCCGTTGTCGTCCCTGATGGTGGCGAACAGGATACCGTACTGACTGCTAAACTCTTCGGCTCCGTCGCCGCTTCCGAAAAGCTTTCCGTCTATGGTGAGCTGTCGGCTGCGTTCGATGACACCAACACCTATGGCACCAAGGCTGGTCTGAAGTACAGCTTCTGATCTATACAGCCCGCCACTGGATGTGAGCCTTGGGCGGGCTTCATTAAAGTGCTCAAATACATACCCTTGTAAACTACAACAC